TAACTACAGTTATAACCTGCTGTATTGTCCCTCTCAAGGGCTTTACCAGCAGTCATTATAGCCCTCATAGAAGGCATAACCTCTAAGTTTTTAATCGCCTCACGAAGCTCTGAGTCAACCTCAACAGGTATTTTGTAACCATGCTTGGACTCTAAATGTTTATTCATAAAGTCCATGTAACGGTCTACAGTTTCAAACCAATCCTCTCTCCTGTTTTCATTATCTAAAAACCTAGAGTATCGAGACTTAGCAATGTATTGCTGGTAAAAGTCCATCATCATATTTCCCTTATAAGTATGTCATATTTATCTTGAATTACATCCTCAAACCTGTCAAGTATATCAGCAGACGTAAGATCTAACAACTCTATTAAAGATGTCTCATCAAACTGCATGAGTTTTTCTTTTAGTTCATCTATCGTCAGGTTCATCGTTTAGTTCCTTATGTAAATCTTCATTTGTCATAACGACAAGTGACGCATAACCGCTGATATCATGCCAAGAATCATTGAGATAATAGTTACCATTCAGAATCCTAGCTAACTTATTGGCAATCATATCACAACTTTCTCTGGCATATTCTGGCATTATAAAGTAATTAGGTGACATCCTCATAACAGCTTTGATGCCTTGACTGATCTCACCTACAGTCTTGTAATAACCGTACTGTTCCTCTCTTTCATCTAGTGTCTTTTTAACGTCCATAAGTTTCCCTCAAGTAATTGATTGATACAGGCATCTCATCAAAGCTACCATCATTAACTTCATTCAACATCCAGATACCAGACCATGAACCATTAGTCTGTGGGCTGAGATATGCTTCATCATGTTGATAGAAGATACCAGCAAAGATACCAGTAATACCTTTACCGTCAGCTTTCTTACTAAAGGATATAGCTCTATCTTGGACATGACCCATGATACAACTCATGTGTTTCTTTTGCAACAGTAAACCAGGATTAGTTACAGGTCTACCCATAACACCAGAAGTAAAGTAGTGACTGTAGGCTATTCCATTGATGATAGGAACTTCAAGAAAATCATGGACTTCCCATCCGTACTTCTTTAAATTAAAGTCAGAGTATCCTATCAAACCATCTAGCTTCCTATCTGATTCGATAGCTCTTTCGATCCTCTGTTCATGGTTACCAATAAGAAATACTTTCTTAGGCTTCCATACTTTCTTCTTATTGTCTCTACATCTTTTCTGCTCATCGAGGATAGGTTTCATAAAGATATCCATAGCTTCATTACCAGCTTTGATATCTTGACTATACGTCCTACCCTCAAATGCTTTCTTACCAACATCATAAATACTTAGACTAGGCATATCCCAGTGATCTCCAAGATGGACAATCACATCAGGCTGAGTCTTTGCTGCATATTTACCAGCCCACTCTAAATGCTCAAACGAGTTACCTGGCTTACATTGAGTATCAGGAATGACTAAGTGTCTCATTTTACCCTTTCAAGTAAGTCAATAAAGTATTCTGCATCTACTACAACCAGTGGCTTAGAATGGTTCTGCTTAATCACAAGGACAGGTTCTCTACCTTCAGGAGTGTTATCCGCAGCCTGAGAGTAGAAAGCATAGACACCAATAGAGCTTCTCGATTTACACTCTACAGAGATGCCTAACTTGTCACCTGCCTCCTGACTAAACAGTATATCTTCACCACCAGCACCCATACTGGTACTTCTTACATCGGACCGGGAAAAGGCAAATTTCTCAATGATTTGGTCCCTAAACCATTGTTGGAGTTTTCTTCCTTTTGCTTTTGCGCTTTGGGTTTTAATGGCTTCTTCCTTCCTAAAAGTTTATCAAGTTTAAATCTTTTCATCTTCTTGATCCAACCCTTTGGTATATGTATCCTAGAGTTAGATTCAGGACCAGCCCAACATACCGCTATTGTTATGGCTTTCTTGTCCTCTGCTACAATGAAACCAATAGTTGCAACATGATGAATATCTGTCTTCTCTGTGATTTCCCAACCTGCATCAGCACAGGCATCATCCCATTCAATGTATGCTATGTCTGGGGTGGCTGCCATATCTGGTTTTCTTTTCTCCTGATCCATAATAGTCTAGCTCTCTCAGTTAATGTATCAATATCATTATCGTATTTTTCTAATACGACATTAAAAAGATCTTCCTCAGTCTTACAATCCTTTAGAAACTTCATTGCTTTCTTTGGACCAATACCTTTAAGACCAGGAATATTATCCACTCGATCCCCAGTTAGAATCTGAATGTAGAAATTCTTAATAGCCTCCTTCTCAGTCACATAATACAAATCTTCTTTGACGAAGTTATAATGCCACCCTCTTATCATGTCTAAGTCTTTATCAATGGACATAACGCAACAGGAATCTTCTGGTAATTCATACGCTTTGATTCCTATAGCGTCATCAGCTTCTTGTCCATTAATCACTTCAAACTTCCACTTAGATATGAGATACTCACGCAGAGAATCATAATGAACTGGCTTTCTTGCGTCTTTACGATTCTCTTTGTAAGTAACAGCAATTTCTGATCTATAGTTTTTCTTCCCTGTAAGGTAACCTTCATAGGAGTCGACACCCTTTACCCTAATCAAGTTATCCACAAAATTACCCATCCTAGAAATAGCAAACCTTTCTTCTTCAGGGTCATTAACAGAGAATCCAATCCTATAGACCAGAATATCTCCGTCAATGAGTGCTTTCGCATTATTCATTGACTTTGACATATTTAGAGGGAATCGTCCTCTTCAGTAGGAGTACTGCCTTCAACGTACTCAATAAGATTGGTAATAACCAACTTACCAATACCAGTACCTACACCTGTCTTACCTTTCCAAGACCAAGTATAAGGCTTGATTGTAGCTTTTGCCTTAGAGCCATTCTTGATCTTACAAGTTACTGGAGTACCGTCAGACAACTCTGCTTTGATAGGATAGTTCATAGACTTAGCGGTAACGTAATTGCCTTTGTCTTCTTTATTCTTGACATTAATACCTCTAGCCTTGAGATCTTCTACAGACTTTGCTGACAAGTTACACAGGTCTACCTGATACTTACCACTCATTTCGTTTGGAGTGTCAAGAAAAGCCCACATAACTTCTGCTTCTACTACTACTGGTTTTAGATTATCCATATATTTCCTTTAGTGTGTTGATGCCCAGTTAGTACCTATTTTGAACTCTCCGTCAAGTGGACATCGTAGCCCGAAGAAGAGTCCAGCTTTCCGAATTGCCTCTACGCCAAGCTGACCTAGAGATTCAGAAAATTCTTGTGTTGTTTCTATCTGCCATTCATCGTGAACATTAGCGACAAAAGAACCAGGGATGTTAGCACGTTTTAACTCTTCTGTCAATAGGCATAGAGCTTTTTTCATAATAACAGCAGCATTTCCTTGTAACAAAGTGTTGAGGGCTGAGTGCTTACTGCGAATCAAAAGCCTTCTACCATCAAGAGCAGGTAGCCAACCTTTCTCAGAAATCCTATCCACCTTGTCTTTTAGCTTCTTAATAGCTGGAGTGTTATCCAAGAATCGTTTGATGATCTTAGCTCCTTCACGCTCAGACACACCAAGAATAGTGCCCATCTTAGCTGCACTACAGCCATACAACAAAGCATAGATCATAGTCTTTGCAAGGTTTCTGTCAGTAAGTCCAGCAGCCTTCATATTGGCTGTGTGTACATCGCCTTCACAAACCTCCCTGATATACTCAGGATCTTGACAGTGGTGTGATAATACTCTCAACTCAATACCAGAAGCATCAATCCCAACCAAGACTTTACCTTCATCAGCAATCCACAGTGATCTACATTCCTCACCAAAAGGATTACCAACTCTAGGTACTTGAGCCATATTAGGATTGTTGTGCGTCATTCTTCCCGTAACTGCACCGTTGGTGATGACCTTACCATGAACCCTGTCGGAGTTATCCGCATGGTCAAGCCATGATTCAACTTGAGCCACCCTTTTTTGAATGAGTAAGTATTCTTCGATGAACCTAGCTTCAGGGATGTCAATAGTTGATAGTACTTTTTCATCTATAATCACCGCACCTTTCTCTGTATGCTTTTTAGGTTTCCAACCAAGAGCCATAAGACGTTCAGCAATCTGCTTACGGCTACCGGGGTTGAAGATCTCAACTTTGTCCTTGAGTTTCTTACCAGTCTTCTCACTGATACGTTCAGTGACTATTGGTCTGAATACTTGCTGTAGTTCTTCTTCAATCTCTCCAAGTCGCTTCTTCCATTCCACCAAGAGGGACATAGCTTTTCTAACGTCCAGCTTGAATCCGTTTTCTTCTTGTTTCTTAAGAATGACAGCGACAGAATGTTCCAAATCGGTTGAAACACCCCAATCCAGTAGATCATTGCTAACTCTCTCATAAAGCTGAGCAGTGACCTCAACGTCTTGTTTACAATACTTAACCATTTCATCTGAAAGCCCTCCATCGAAGTCTTTGAATTCGTCTTTTAGATTCCCTAACCTTAGCCCCCAAGACCTTAACGAGTGTCCTCCCTCGATTACTGGGTTTAGTAGCCTTGACATTATCAACGTATCTTGGAGTTGGTCTGAGTTTATATTCAAATGCCAATGCTTCCTTAGAACTGGAGCATCGAATCCGATTATGTTGTGACCAATCAAGATATCGTCTGGTTTTAGATACTTTTGTAACTCTCTTGCTTCCGTCCATAAATTAACCTCCTGGTTAGTTAAATCTTTGGTGACAGCACACCAAATCTTACTGGCAGTGCTGTCTGTTTCGATATCAATTATGATTTTTCTCATAATGAATTATCATCCTCTTCATCTAAACGCTGCACCATCCTACCGTATTTTAAATCATAAAGCAAACGTCCAGCAGGTCCAACTTGACCAGAATTACGGTTTTTTAGCACTCTGACCGTAGTTGTGTTTCGCTCAACTGGATCAGGATGCTGACTAGAACGCTCTAAACCGATGACAGTATCGGATAATTGAGCAATAGAACCAGATCCTCTCAACGCTGAGATGGATACCTGTGCGCCATCCTCAAAACCCTTACCATCAGGACGTTTCAAGTGACTAACCACGAACAAACCAATGCCGGTTTCCTGCACCAACATTCGGAGCTTGGTCATTATCTCATCAATAGCTTTACGTTCATCGTTGTTAGATTGCGCTGAAACTACTATTGACACATGGTCAAGAAAGACATACTTGCAATCAAGTGCTTTAGCAAAATAACGAACATTATTAACAATACTGTCAATATCGTTAGATCCGAAATGATCGTAAAAGTAGATCCTATCGTCTTTAAGCATGACATTGTATGATTCTTCAAGTTCTTCATCAGTTACCTCCACACCAGGAATGTGAATTGGTTTGTTTAAATGCAATGACATAAGAGATCTTGCTGTTCTGTCAACGCTTTCTTCTAAGAACATGATGCCAAGATTGTCTGTAGTCTGGTTAAAGATGCTGTAGATCAGTTCTCGAACAAACTGAGACTTACCTAAACCAGAGCCAGCAGTGATTGTAACCAATTCCTTGTCTCTGATACCTAGAGTTAAGTCATC